TGGCCGTTTGGTCCAGACGCGGACCGGGAAGCCCTTGGTGTAGCGGGTCGAGATCGTTTCGGCGGTCAGCTGCGCGAAGTAGTCGGCCTCGCGGTCCGCCGGGAAATGGCAGAACCCCGCGCCTGGCCGCGTGATCTTGAGCCGCGCGTAGACCGCTTCTTTCGCCGCATCGACGCCGACCAGGAACAGATTGACCTTGCCGCTGTTGTTCTTCGATGCCTTTTTCGGCCACACCGGACGCCCTGCGCCCGCCATTCCTTTGATCGCATAAACGCGCCGCCGGTAGCGGTCGCGGCAGTAGGCGTACACAGCCTGGGTGTGATGCCCGCCGCTGTCCACCGCAGCAGCCGCAATGCTCAGTTCCGCGCCGTCCTCGCGCCGCAGCGGCGTCGTCAGCATGCGGTCCAGATCTGCCCAAAGCGCGGGCGCGGACGGATCGCCGTGGATGACATGCCACCCTAGCGACCAGCTTTCCTCGTCACGCCCCCAGCCGACGATCTCGACCTCGAGGCGGTTGTCTTGGACGTCCACGCCGGCTGTCAGCACCAGGACATCAGCCGGCGCGTCCGACCATTCCTCGCGGCGCTCCATCAGGCCGGTGTCGTCCAGCCGTTCGCCGGCATCTTCCCAGGTCTCGCCGAGGCTTGTGTTGGTCCAGGCCTTGAGCGTCTCGGGGCTTTTCTTTGCCTCGATGAACGCCCGCGCGATGTCGCCGATGCGCGACCAGGGCGAATACAATTCCGACAAATGGAAGCCCGCGACACCGTTCGTCGGCACCTCGGCGCGCCATTCTCCGCGCCGGATAGCGTGCCAGCGCTCGACATCCGACCATTCGCAGCCGCACGCAACGCAATGAATGGCCGCGCGTTCTGGTTCGTTCGGCGGCCAGCGCACAGATGACCACCGCAGCACCTGGTGCTCGCCGCAATGCGGGCACGGCACCCAATATCGGCGCTGATCCGACGCCTCAAACGCCATTTCGATGCGCGAACCGCCCTTAACGGTCGGCGTCGAGGTCAGAACCAGCTTTCGGTTCCAGAATGTTGCCGATCGCTTGCGCGCCAGCGTCACCGGATCGCCTTCGGTGCCCGCCGACGCCGGATATCGGTCTACTTCGTCACACAGAACCACCCGAATAGGCCTCGACGCCAGCGAAGCAGGGCTGTTTGCGCCGCAGATGGTCAGATGCCCGCCCGGGAATGCCTTGTGAAGCAACGTGTTGCCGCTATCGCGGCTTCGCGCGTCCTTGATTTTGCCTCTGAGGGCCGGCGTGTCGCGCAACATCGGCGCGAGACGGTCTTTCGACCATGCTTCACCCAATTCCAAGGTGGGCATCAACACCAAAACCGGCGCTGGATCCTGCGCGACGTGGAAGCCTATGACATTGTTTACGATTTCGGTCTTGCCGACTTGTGCCGACGACATGACCACGACGGTGTCGATGCGCGGATCGCTGATCGCATCCATGATCCCGCGCTGATATTCGGCGCGAGACGTGATCCAGACGCCGGGTTCGGCGCTAGCCTCGGGGCTCAGACGCCGATATTGATCGGCCCACTCACTGACGGTCAGTCGCGGCGGTGCTTTCAGCGCCGCTCGGCGTATCGTTCGCAGTCGCAGCCTCAATGCCTGCCGCGATTTCTCCTGCGTCTCGGGCGAGTTCATCCAATGCCTCTGTTACGCCGCGCTCGATGAGATCGCGACATGCAATTTCGTCAGCCTCGATGGCAACCATCGGGGCTAGTTTTCCCGGCAATGCCAACAGCTTAGACCGGACCGCCGCGTATTCCTCGGCCACGACGCTCTCGACGGACGAGATGTCCACGAGCTCGCCGCGCATCTTGTCGCGCTGCATCTCCGCAATCTCGGCTTCGGCGGCGAGCTTGCGGCTGCGCGCTTCGTCTGCGTCGGCCGGCGCCTTGGCCGGGTCCAGTTTTGCCAGGACATCTGTGAGCCGGTAGAAGACCGACCGTCCGTCTTTGCCGATTGGCGTCAGATTGGCGCAAGCCGCAGCGATCGTCCGGCGATCCCGCTCAAGCTCTACGGCAAGGGCCGAAATGCTCCAACCCTTTGGAACCATTGCCATTTTGGTGGTACCGCCTAAAGTTGCTGGCGCTAGAAAACCATCGCGGTGCGAATTACCCGAAACGCTGTTTTGCCAAAAGGGACCCGCTTGGCACGGTTCTTGCCCTATCGGGCTCTGGCTGGGTATCGGGCCATGCCCTGCGCCAGCATCTCGGGCCAAGCCCTGGCCGCCGCCGCGTTGCCAACATCGTAGAACGCGAAGATGCGCCGGTATGTCGCGCGGGTCACGAACGCCATGACCATCTCAATGCGCCCGGTGCTTTGATTGCGCCGGTAGATGCCCGGTGCAACTTTGCCCCGTTGCACCGACGTGCTGAAATACTGCTCGCCCGCCCGCTTCACCGCGCCGCGCCGCTTGCGTCGGTCGGTCGATAGGTTGGCCCTGTAGCCCTGCTCGCCGAACGCCCGCAGCTGCGATAGGATGCGAACGATCATTTTGCCAGGGACGTTGCCATCCTGGTCGAGGATCGACGCCTCAGCGCTGCGAGATGGCGCGGCATACTGGTTCGCCCGCATGACGCCCGCCGCAATCAACGCCCGTTCAAAGCGCTTGTGCCGTCGCTGCCCGCCGGCCTCAAGGAACCGCAGGTATGTGCCCGCTGGCGTGCCCTTGCCCGCGAACTCTCGGTAGTTCACCGTTGCGCTGGGCTTGGCCTTGGTGGCCGGCACCGTACGGAGCGATCGCAGGGTCCATTCGCGCGGCGAGTGCAGGACGCGCCGCATCTCGTCTCGGATGGCGCTTTCGGCGACCTTTGCTGACTGCGTGAGAGCCCAGACCGCCGCAAAGGGCACTTTCCGCTTTTGGTCGGCGTAGAACCGCGCCACTTCGTTGGCGTTCAGATTGGCGCTTGGGACAATCATCTGCGGCGCACCTCGACCGAATATCAACAAGATACGCTGATCGCTCCCCCGGTCAAGCCCGCCATTCCGTCGCGAGTATCTCCAGCGCATCCCGCAGCATCATGCCCGCCCGTCCGTTGCGCTGATGGCGCGCGCGATCCCATTCCGATAGCGATTGCCCTAGCCCGAGGACATCAACGGTGACGAGGACCAAGGCCCCGCGCCCGCCAAGCAGCTGTAGCGCCCTGCTGACTGCCCGTCCCGCATCGACACGCCGCTGGATGCCGCCGTCTCCTGTGCCGCCGCCCGGTGCGCGCTCCAGGGGCGCGGCCCCAAGTCCAGCCAGGCCGGCGACTTCAAACAGCGCGCGGAACCTTTCGCCCGCTGCCCTTTGCTCGCCGTCGATTGTGCCCGCCCGCTCCATCGCCGCCAGCGTGTCCACCACCCTCCACGGCCTGGACGCCCGCCCGTGCGCGTCGGTGTACGCCCGACCACCGCCTCGCTCGGTCCGCTCGGGCTCGGCGACCTCGATCCCGTGTTCGGCATGCCTCGAGCGCTCGATGGTCGGCGGGATGACGGGCTCGGCAGGATCGACGCTAGGGCGGTTTTTTCGGCCGCTGGCGCGGGGTGTGCGTCGGTCGGCATCTCGGGCCATGTTCTCGGTCTCCATGCGTCAGGCGGTCAGGAAATCGGGCAGCGGATCACCGCCGCTCGCCCAGTCAGTCGGCGGCGACTTGTAAGCAACAACCTCCGCTCCGGCGAAGGTCTCTTTCACCGCCGCGACGATCTCGGTCCTCGGCAGGGCGACGCGGACTAGCTCGTCCAGCGTCCATACCTCGACGCCCCGCCCCTGTATCGCGACGGCATACGCCTCGGCGCTCGTCCTGACGACCGCGACCACCCGGCCCTCATAAGTAGTCTCCCAGACGGTCGGCACGAGTGGCTCGGCCCCGGCAGCGGTCGCCGCCGCCGCCAGCGCGGCCACAGCCCGCCGGACCGCCGCGCCATGCTTCTGGATGCCGGCGAGGTCGTTGGCCTCGACCGCCCGACACCAGGACTGCCACTGGCGGTCCCACCGCGCCCTGAGGTCGTCGGGGACCAGGAGCCGGAGGCGATCCACGCCCCACCGTCGCTCTGATGCGGCGATGGTCTCATCGACGCCGTCCAAGATTGCCTTCGCCAGCGAATAGTCGGATTGGTTCATCTGTCGCTCCTGTCGGAGACACCCTGTCGGAGATGTCGGATCCCTAAAGGGATCTCCGACATTTCCGACAAACGTCGGGAGTGTCGGAAGTGTCGGTTTCCGACATTTCCGACATTTCCGACAGTCAGGGAAGCCATGCATATTCCTCGGTTAGGCCGATCAGACCGGCGTCGCGGAGTGCCCGCTTGCCGTCCGACCATCCGTTGCGGGACGCGGCGTGCCCGCGATCCAGGAC